TGGTCAAACCTTTCCGTTTGGAATAAATGACAGTTTGAGTTTGCAAGTTAAAAACAGTTCAGGAACTTATGTCAATCTTTTTGGTGGAGATATAACTGACATTACTGTTGAAGTTGGTGCAACGGGATCGATAGCAAATGTTATTCAATACACAGTTCTTGCAATGGGATCTCTAGTTAAGTTAGCAAAAGAAATCTATAATGGCACAATATCTCAAGATGAGGATGGAAACCAGATTGATGATTTGCTTTCTAGCGTGCTTTCTGGAACTTGGAATGATGTTCCATCAGCATCAACTTGGGCAGGATATTCCGCAACCGAAACTTGGAATCAAGCCTTAAATCTTGGATTGGGTGAAATAGATCAACCCGGTCTTTACACTATGGAAAATCGAGATGCTTCTCCAGATACTGTTTATAACATTGCATCACAAATTGCCAATAGTGCATTTGGATATATTTATGAGGATAATGAAGGAAACATTGGATACGCTGATGCTGACCATAGACAAACATATTTAACTGCCAATGGTTATGTTGATTTATCAGCCAATCATGCAATTGGATCGGGATTAAGAACAACGATTAAAGCAGCTGATATTCGCAACGATATTTATATTAATTATGGCAATAATTATGGATCACAAAAAACAGCGACTTCACCATCATCAATTGCTCTTTATGGATACAAGTCTGAAAGCATTCAATCGGTAATTCATAATGCCACAAATGCTCAAGAGGTTGCTGATAGATACATTACCCTTCGAGCATTTCCTCAACCTTTGTTTGACAGCATTACTTTCCCAATCACCAATTCAGCGATAGATAACTCAGATCGAGATAATCTATTAAACATATTCATGGGCTTACCTTTGAATATTCAAAACTTGCCAACTCAAATCAATAATGGCGAGTTTTCGGGTTATGTTGAGGGATGGCGTTGGAGCACAAGATTTAATGAATTGTTCCTGACCATAAACCTTTCACCGGTCAGCTTTAGCCAAGTTTCTATGCGCTGGAATTCTGTTCCAATCGTTGAAACATGGCAGACAATAGATCCAACTTTGACATGGGAATACGCTACAATCGTAGCCTGATAATAGGAGAAAAATGGCAACTACTACAAACTATGGCTGGACAACGCCGGATGATACAGCGTTGGTCAAGGATGGCGCATCAGCCATTAGATCACTTGGCACTTCTGTTGATACCACAACTAAAAACTTAAACCCTTCAACAACTCTTGGCGATATTGAATATCGTTCATCAACAGCAAACACAAACACAAGACTTGGAATTGGAACAACTGGTCAGGTTTTATCTGTTGTTGGTGGAGTGCCAAGTTGGGCTACTCCTGCTGCTGGTGGTGATTTTAAGTTTATTACTCGTCAAACTTTTTCAGCACAAGCAACATGCGATATTGATACTGTTTTTAGTAGCACCTATAACACTTATTTGATAGTTGTTGAAACTTGTTTTAGTTCAATTGATGATATGGATTTGCAAATACAATTTAGATACGCTGGACCAACAACTGAAACCGCTGGTTATTATGGCAGAATTTTAAGCGTGCAAGGCACTTATACTACTGTGGCAACCAGCAATGCTGCTTCTGGCGGTTTATTACATAAAATTAGAACTACTGCTGGTCAAGCAACAAATGGTGCTTTTTATGTAAATCAAGTGGCTGGTGGCGCACCAATGATACATGGAACTGGTCATTGTGGCGGAACAGTTACTCCAAATTTATCAAGTAACTGGCAAATTACTTCAAGAAATTATACTGGCTTTAGATTATTTGCCTCAAGTGGCAATTTAACAGCAGATGTCTGTGTCTACGGATTGGCGAAAGCATAATGACTAAACTACAAAAAATAAAAGAACTAAAAACTGAATATCCAATTCTAACAAAACAAATAAATGATGAGGTTGTTGAGTTAGATTCTGTTGAATATGAAGCAACGATTGCTGCTTGGGCAGATGTTTTATTGGCAAAAGAAACCGAAAAAACTGAAGCGGAAGCAAAGATTCAGGTTAAGTCTGATTTGCTTGATCGTTTAGGCATTACTGAGGATGAAGCAAAACTGCTCCTTGCGTAATGAAGCCTTACTTATCCAAAGCAGCCGTTCAACTTAGGGAACAAATTGATGATTGTTTCCCAGAGCGTTTGCGTAAATCTGATGGGTGGATTGGTGATGCTAGACATAGCACACGAAAAAGCGACCACAATCCAGATGCAACAGGATGCGTGCGAGCAATTGATATTGACGCTCGGCTTTCTGACGACAAAGGGCTTTCAGCATATTTGGCAGATCAAATTCGATCATTCGGGAAATCCAATGGTCGCATCAGTTATGTAATTCATCAGAGCCGTATTGCATCACCATTATTGGGGTGGCGTTGGAGATCGTATAAAGGAAATCCTCACTTGCATCACATACATGTTAGTTTTAAAAAAGATCAAGACAACAATTCAGAGTTCTTTAATATCCCACTACTAGGAGGCAACGCATGAAACTATCTAATAAACACAAGGCTGCAATTAAGTCATATTTAAGAGCTGTGGCTGCTTCAGGCATTACTGTCCTTTTAGCAATTGTCGCTGACATACGCCCAGAGTTTGCAATTCTCGCCGGTGCGTTAGTTGCACCTATCGCAAAAGCATTAGATCCAAAGTCTGGCAAAGAGGCTGATTATGGAATCAATGCGAAATGACCGCAAACGAAATCATTGGTATAGCCGTTGGCGTATGCGCCGTATCTACAAGTTTGTTAGTGGGTCTGCGCTGGGTTATTAAGTCTTACTTGAATGAGTTAAAACCAAATGGAGGCTCATCAATTAAGGATCAGATTAATCGACTTGAACAGCGTGTCGATGATCTATTTGCTTTAATGTCTAAGCGATAATTTTATTTATGGCGAACACTCGAAAACCTATCAAACGCAAAAAGATTAATCGTCGTGTCGTTCGCCAATCTCCTGAGCCATTAACAAAGATAGATCAGCATTACACCGCATTGCATGAATGTTATAAAGCAGCTCGTAAAGCAGGATTTACACCAGAACACGCATTCTGGCTAATGACCGAGCATAAGACTTTCCCTGATTGGATCGTAGGCGATGGCGGAATTATTCCTTCCATAGATCCAACTGACGATGAGGATGACGATTAAGCGATACTTAGTAATAAGTGATTTGCAAATTCCTTACCATCATGAAACAGCTGTCAAGAATGTCATCAAATTGGCTAAGCGTGAAAGATTTGACAGCGTTTTATGCGTTGGCGATGAGATTGACTTTCAAACCATTAGCCGTTGGGCTGAAAAAACACCTTTGGCTTATCAACAAACTTTGGATGATGACCGCACAGCTACTCAAGAGATACTTTGGTCATTAACCGAAAATTCTAAGGAAGCCCACATAATTAGATCGAACCATACGGATCGTCTTTACAACACTTTATTAAAAGTTCCAGGAATGATTTCACTTCCCGAATTGCAGTATGCCAAGTTTATGGATTTTGAATCTATGGGCATTACATTCCACAAGACATTTTTTGAATTTGAAAAAGGCTGGATTTTGGCTCATGGCGATGAAGGCAACATGAATCCCAACGCTGGTCAGACTGCCCTAAATCTAGCCAAGAAGGCTGGTAAAAGCGTGGTTTGTGGTCATACCCATAGACTAGGTATGTCAGCCTACTCAGAGGGGCTCTACGGGGCTTACAGACCCCTTTACGGGGTTGAAACAGGCAACCTTATGAACAGGGCAAAAGCATCTTATACAAAGGGCTTGGCTAATTGGCAGATGGGCATAGTCATCATGGACTGGGATGGCAAGAACATGAATGTGCAGATGATCCCAATTAACAAAGATGGCAGTTTCACAGCTCTTGGAAAGTCTTATGGGGCGTGAAACCGATTATCACGAACGCACGATTGATGACCATATCGATGATCTTGAGGATATTAGCGTTATCTAATCGTTATAAAACACGCCGAAAGTGATTAACAAAGCCTCCTTGCTTTAGGTCATACTTTATGTATTCACAGAGATACTGTGGATATGTAGGGAGCGACATGAAACTAGATACAAGTAATCGAGGCACAGCCTTAGATTATGCAGAGC